CCCAGTAGTCCGCAAGGACAGCTGTCGGTTGCTTTGCTGCCCGGATGCCCAATTTTGAAAAGAAAAAGTTGCTGCAGCTGGCGCAAATCAAGCCGTCCGCGCTTTTCTCACGGTTCAGAAGACCCAGCTTGCCGCCGCATATGGGGCAGATATTCGCCATGATTACACCTCACCTTTTGATTTTATAAAATTCTGCATTTTGTCGAAACGCAAAATCACACAACCCATCATCGAATTTGTAATTCGTTCATCCGAAAAAGAATCTTTCCACTTTTGAATAGAGGCTGCTTTTCCCTTTTGAGTTTTCAAAGTCAGGAGTTTTTCAAGCTGCTTGATATAAGAATTTTCGACAACAACCTCAAAAAGGTCAACAAGAGAAAACTTCATCATGTTATAAAGCTCAGTAGGGCTAAAATCAAATTTGAACCCCATCCTCTCATACTTCTTGAGCTCATCGAGCGTATCAAGAATCATATCATATCTTGAAAACAGAACATCGATATCTGAAGTCCTCTCTATCACTAGAAAAGAGTCCAAAACTTTCCGTATCCGTTCTGGTATTGTTTCTTCTGGGAAATCCACAAATTCTTTCCCAGTGTCAGGATCGATTAAAACAACTGGCTCTGGTGATTTGCTCCACTTAGCGTTCGGGCGCTCAAAATGCAGCGGCTCTTGGGCTTCGGGATCATCTTTTTTCTTGAAGACCGCATTGATAACCCGCGTGATATTTTTCCGAAATCCAACATTCCATATCACGGGAACCACCTCACACATATTAAATTTTACATTACATAGGAGGAATCAGAATGAACACCGCAGACCGACAAAGCTACATTGACGCAATCACCAAACTGCTAGAGAAGGCAGATCCGCGCAAGCTGCGCCTAATCTGGGTGTACGCCAGCAGGCTGATAAAATAAATCAAGGTAGCAAAAGAAGGGGAACCCTTACGGGTTTCCCTCTTTTTTTTGCAGCTTTTCAGCCATCCGCTCCAAAAGCTTCCAGTCCTCGGGCTCCAGCTCTGCCAGCATCTCCACAAACCGACGCTTGAAGTCGTCTCCCTCATCCGCCGTAATGTCGGCGAGGAACGCTGCAAGCTTTTCCGATTGGGTGATCTGGTTGAACATTTCCCCTTCGCCTGTCCGCAGCCACGTCTCGTTGACGTTGAACTCACGGCAGATGTCAGAAATTGTTCTGTCGCTGGGAGCCTTCCGGCCCGAGCAAAGCTCAGAAACGAAGGGCTGAGAAACACCAAGACGATTGGCAAAGTCAACCTTCTTGATTTTGAGCGCTGCAATGATTTGCTCAATCCGAGTGTTCATTGGCGACGCCTCCTTGCACCTTTATTATACAGCAAGCACAAAGCTGTGTCAATAGAAAAAATTAGCTGAGCGAAGAAAAAAGTGTTGACATGATAGCTTAGCTATGCTATAATATAGCCAAGCTAAGAAACACAAACACACAGGAGGACAAAACCATGAACGCACTTTCTATTAACATTCCGGCCAACTTCATTGCAAGCTGCGAATGCACCTTGCAGCGGTACAACGCCGCAAAGACCGACGCAGAGCGCCGGGCCGTTCTGGACCGCCAGACGGTGCAGGGCCTTTGGTGGGCGATTGGCTTTGTCAGCAAGATTCCTGCCGCTTGCATGAGCGAGAAGGAGCTGAAGCATGCGATCCGCCTCACCCACTTCCGCGGCACTGTGTGCCCGGAGTTTAAGGCTTGAGAGGAGGAGGTTTGAATCATGAAACGCTATAAGGTGTACGTCTACGACACGGTTGATAAGTTCTGGGACTGCTACGAGGTCCTTGCCGAGGACCCGGTGGACGCCCGGAACGTGGCAGTGCAGCGGTTGATCGACGAGACCGGGCACGGTCTGGATTTCTACGAAGTGGCCGATGTGTGCGAAGTCAAAGAGTAAGGGAGGGCTAAGGGATGATGGACGTTTACGAGATCGCAGCTCGGGGCAGGCGCACCCGGGAAGTAGCTGATGCGGACAGCGTTAGTTATGCTGTACCGATAAGGGATTACAACTGGTTCCGCTGGAAGGGATGCCGCCGGTCTGGCCAGTGGATTCACGGCGCGGAAGCCGAGACGCATTGCGATGCACTGCAAGTCTACGACAATGGCGCATGGCACCCGGTCGTTGCTTTTTCTCACGGTTATATGGGCCCGGCGGCTGACTACACCGTGGCTGGCGTGAAGATGTTTAAGGAGGTCTGAACGATGAAAATTTTCAAACAGGATGCACGCACAGGCGTTTCGTGCGGGGTGAATAACTTTGGTGAAGTGTTTTGCGGGAACGATCGTTCGGGTTATACCCTTCCGGATACACCGGAGAATCGGGAGTATGTTCTGGCCGATTTTGATTTCTGGACACAACCCGCCTGATGATGACCCTGCGGCAAGGGTCGAAACCACCCGGCAGCCAGCCGGGCAAGGTCGTGGGTGCCAACCACAGAAGGAGTTGATTATTTTATGGCAAAGGCAAAGAAGAACCGCACCGATCTGGCTGCAGAGCGGTACAGCATCCCCATTGACGGAGCCCACGCTGCGGATACGCTTATCAACGTGCTGTTCGACGGCTTAGAGCCGCAGGACAAGCAGACCCTGCTCTGGATGGGCATGGGCATGGCCGCGGTGCGCAAGAACGACCGCCAGAACCAGCAGGACGGGGTGGCGTAAAATGACAGTTAACCAGTTGATCGATACATTTTATAACGCATTTCTGGGCAAGAGCCGCTTTGTGATCTACGATGGCGACAAAGCCCCGGTGTACAGCGGGCTTGTTGTTGGTGACTTCTGGAAGCGCTTTGGCAAGCGCGAAGTCAACTGCTTTGCAGTGGATGAAGTCCAGAACAGCCACGTTGCAAAGACCGTCATTATTTATTTGAAAAAGGAGTGAAAACATGACAAATGAAAATTTGACCCCGGTTTTGATTTCGGGCGTGTCCTGCTATGAGCGGGACGGCACCGCATATCTTCGGCTTGAAGATGTGGCCAGGGGACTGGGTTTTACGACCGTTGCCACAAGTGGCAATGAGATTGTTCGATGGGCAAGAGTCCGCAAGTATCTTGAGGATTTTGGCATTGCAACAAGTTGCGATGGCCATCTTCCCGACTACATCCCCGAAAACATCTTTTACCGGCTGGCCATGAAGGCGAAGAACGAGACCGCCGAGAAGTTTCAGGCGCTGGTGGCAGACGAGATCATCCCCAGCATCCGCAAGACCGGAAGCTACTCGATCGTGCAGGCAGACCCGAACTTGCCGCCGGAGCTGGCAATGGTGGAGGGCTTGCTGAACAGCATGAAGCAGATGTACTCCACCCAGCAGCGCCACGACAAAGCCATTGAACAGCTGACCGAGAGCATGGACACCATGAAGGAAGTAATGACCACGGATGTCAATGGTGACTGGCGCACAGCTTGCGGGCACGCGATTCAGGCAGTTGCCCGGAAACTGGGCGGCGGCAAAGCCTATGAAGAAGCCTGGAACGAGGTTTACACCGAAATGGAGCGCAATGGCTTCTTCGTTCGCCGCCGTCTGGAGAATCGCAAAAAGAGCGCCGCTGCGCAGGGCATGTCCCCTACTTACGTTCGCAAGCTCAATGCGTTGGATATCATTGCGGACAGCAAGGACAAAAAGCTCATGTCTGCGTTTATCAACGCCACCAAGAAGCTGGCTGCGGCACACAGTGTCCGTATGGACAGGCTGAACGAGCTTCCCGCTGTCGAGGAGCAGCCAGAGCAGACCGCGTTTGACCGCACTTGTGCCCCAGCGGGGAAGCTGATTGATACACGGGACGCCGCAATCAGAGGATAAGGAGGACACCCATGAGTGAAAAGATCATCGCATATAAGGCCATGGACAAAAATATGCAGTGCCGTGGCAAGCAGTACGAGGTGGGCAAGACCTACCATGAAGACAAAGCTGACTGCTGCCACGCTGGTATGCACGCTTGCGAGAACCCGCTGGATGTGCTGCACTACTACCCGTTGAAGGATAGCCCGCGCCTTTTTGAGGTCGAGTGCGGTGGAAACGTGGATAAAAGCGTAGAGGACAGTAAACTGGCCTGCACTGAGCTGACGGTGAAAGGTGAGGTGAATTTTGCAGGGCTGGTAAAAGCTACGGTGAATGCCGTTTTTAATCGGGTGAAGGGCAAAGAACATTTTTCCAGCGGCGATTCCAGCACGGCAGGTTCCAGCGGCGATTACAGCACGGCAGGTTCCAGCGGCTATTACAGCACGGCGGCAGCCACTGGGGCTTATTGCAGCGCAAAAGCAGACGGAAAAGATAGCATTGCCGTTGTAAACGGTGCTTGCGGTAAGGCGTGCGGCGCACTGGGCTGCTATCTGGTGCTGACCGAGTACGATGATGACGGCCACATGATCTGTGCCAAAATGGCCCGCGTGGACGGTTCTGCCATCAGAGAAAACGTTTACTATACCCTCAAAAATGGCGAGTTTGCGGAGACCAAGCCGTGAAGAAGCACTACAACAAGCGCTGGCTTGCAAGACAGCCGGAGCGGTTGGATCACATCCAGATGAAGCGGCAGCTGAGAGGGAAAAAGGAGGGACGCGGTAGTGATGAAGCCGAGCATGGGAATTGCAGAATGCTGTCAGATCATGCGGGACAATAACATTTCGGTGAGCGAGCCGATCTTTACCGGTATGATTCAGGCCGGCAGCTTCCCGGCATGGGCGGTGCCGTCTATTGACGCCAAAAGCGCCGCCCCGCTGATCTCACGCGCCGGATTTATGGCGTGGGTGAAGGACTTTTACAAGCTCGAAAAGGTTTACACAAAGGAGGACCCGAGAGAATGAAACTCAAATCTACCGCTTACTACTGGATGGCCGTCATTTTGGGCGGCGTTGGAATGGGCACAGCTATGGGCGCAGAGGGCACCGCGCAGACCACCGGATACATCTCCGGCACGCTGTTTGCGGTGTCGCTGGTGCTGATTTTGGCCGCTGTTCTGCTGGCTCGTCTGGGCTTTGCCGCAGAGTACAGGGAGAGAGCCGCAAAGCGGCGCAAGTATGGCAAGATCAACCGCACCCACGCCCGTAACCCGGAGTATCCGGAGAATCAGGAGCGTGGGGCATGATGACGGCCAAAGAGTACGTTGAGGGCAAAGTCAAATCCTACACGCGGCTTGCCGAACGCTGCAGGCGAGAAGCCGAAACCTCAGATGACATTGTTGTACGGGCCGGATACTCCGCACGGGCAAACGTCTGGGAGATGTGCGCCGAAGAAATGGACAACGTGCGGGAGATGCTGCAAGAGGAGTCCGGGGAGATCACGTATGCCTGACACTGTCCACCATGTCATGTGGTACACCGTGTACGATGCCAAGACCGGCGACCTGATCGCATCCGGCACGTCCGCAATGGTGGCCCGGCGGCTGGGCTACAAGAGCACCGCCGCATTTACCACGCACTACGCCCACACCCAGACCCGGAAACCCAAGAAACCGTATAAATACATCATGCGGCGGGAACTCGTAGAGCGCCGTGAGGCCGAACTGCCCCCGCCACGCACCAGAGGAAAAGGAAGGAAACACCATGAAGATTGTCATTGAAAAAATTGGAGATAACGTTGGAGTTAGTTTTATCGGGAAGGGCCAGCGGATTGACCGGCTTATGCTCCTCACGGTGGCCCTGATCGAAACGTTTGTTGACAGCCTTATCCCCGATCTGACGGACGAACAGCTGCAGCAGGCAGCTGATGGGTTTGCAAACAGCGTAAAATCTGCCGTCATTGCCCACTATAAAACGAAACCCTCTGAACGCAAAGAAGAATTTACCGGCAAGGAGGCAGCTTTTCTCTCTAAGCTGTTCAACTTATGACCGGGCAAAAAGAAAGAGCCTGCCCGTGCGCCAACACGGACAAGCTCAAAGAGTGATGAGTCTCGCCGCCCATCACCACAAAAATAGCACAAAACAGGAGGTTTTACAAGTGGCACTTTTGAGAATTTACGATGTGAAGCAAGAGCCGCCAGCGCTTGTTTCGCAGCAGCAATTTCCGGATACTTCGGATGCAATTGTGATTGCCGATGAACTGGCAAAGAGAAAGCCCGAACAGCTGTACAGGGTGTTTGACGCCGATATGAACGTTGTGTATGCGAGGTGAATATTTATGCAAGAAGAATTGACCGTCCGGGTGGAGCACCCGGAGCTGCCCGCGATCCGGTGGAACGAAGCCGAGGTGCAGCAGAATCTGACCGAGATGCTGGCCGCCTACACCGGCCGCGTCTACACCCCGGAAACCATCAAGGATGCCAAGGCCGACCGCGCCGCCGTGAACAAGCTGGACAAGCAGCTCAGCGATGCCGCCCGCAGTGCAAAGGCTTTTTACATGAAGCCGTTGGAAGAGTTCTTGCAGAGCGCCAAGCAGATGCAGGGCCAGTGCAAGGCTGTCTCCGGTGCCATTGACCAGCAGGTCAAGGCGGTGGAGGAAGCCGAACGGCAGGACAAGCAGGACGCGCTGCGGTCTGTCTATGCGGACTGCATCGGCGAGCTGCGGGAGATGATCCCATTTGACCGCCTGCTTGTGCCCCAGTGGCTCAACAAGACCTATGATTTGGCAAAGGCCAGCCGGGAGCTGCGCAAGAGCGTGGAGACTCGACGGGAAGAGTTGCGTCTGATCCGGGAGACCTGTGGCGGTGACGCAGAGGCTTGCACCACGGAGTATCTGCGTGAACTGAATCTGAACGCTGCCCTTGTGGAGCATAGCCGCCGACAGAATGCCCGGGACGCACAGCGCCGCGCAGAAGCCGAGAGAATGGCCGCAGAGCGGGTGCAGGCCACCGCTCCGGTCATTATCCCTCCGACCGATGAAGAACGCCAGATCGCCACAGAAGCGGCTCAAACGGCGCAGGCCAATGCAGCCATCACGCCGGATGGCAGGTTGGATTTCAGCATGCTTCAGAAATTCGCAGAGCCTGCGCAGCAGGAGGCTCCGGTCCGCAAGAAATACAGCTTCTGGGTGGAGTTCACCCGGGAGGACATTGCATGGTTCAAGCAGGGAGCCGCAGAGCGCGGTTTCCGCTATGGTTCTATCAAATAATTTTGGAGGTATTTACTTATGGCACTTACTCGTTCCGGCGCACCCGCGCCTACTTCGTCCGTTTCCAATGCACAGGCTCTGGCAAACCGTTCCGTCCAGAACGCCAGCCGTGCAGGCAGCACTGCTATGGAGGCCGCATCCCCGTCCGTTCCTGTGGAGATCACCGCTGCCGATGGTCAGCACTTCACGGTGAGTTTTGGAGACGTGCGCAACTTTATCTGCCCCAAGGCCACCGATGCTGAATGCAAAATCTTTCTGGAGACCTGCAAGCAGTACAAGCTGAACCCCTTCACCAAGGAAGCCTATCTGATCCACTACGACAACAAGAACGAGGACACCGCCAGCACCATCGTGCTGGGCAAGAACTGCTACATGCAGATGGCCGAGCGCAACCCGGCCTATGATGGTTTTGAAGCCGGCGTGATCGTCCTGACCGCAGATGGCCAGCTGCTGAACCGTGAGGGATCTATCGTCTATGATGGAGACGGCAACGAGACCCTTATCGGCGGCGAGACCCTTCTCGGCGGCTGGGCAAAGGTCTACCGCAAGGACCGCACCCGCGCCAGCTATGAGGAAGTCAAGCTCAGCGAGTATGACACCGGCAAATCCCTCTGGAACGGCAAAAAGGCCACCATGATCCGCAAGGTAGCGCTGGTGCACGCCCTTCGTGAAGCGTTCCCGTCTACCTTTGGCGCTCTGTACGATGAGAGTGAGGTGCGTGTGGATGCCGAAAGCACCGCTCGTGAGGTGCCGCCTGAAGAACTGCCGGTGCTGGATCCTTACGCAGGTTCCCACCGTCACCGCAAGACGGCAGGCACCCTGATCCCTGCCCCGGATGCACCCTCTGCAGAGGAAAACGCCGATGATCCGTTTGGCGGTGATGATGCATGATCGTCCAGACCAAGAACGGCATCATGCTGCACGGTGAGATCGCCAAAGACCCGGTGCTCCGGGATGCCGGGCAGAAGCAGGTGCTGAAGTTTGACCTGAAAGCCAGCCGCACACAGGATGAATCCGGCAAATGGCAGAGCTTCTTTGTGGGTGTTAACCTCTGGCACGGCATTGACCAGTGGGACGGCATGCTGCAGAAAGGCGATCAGGTCACAGTTTTTGCTCAAAAGCTGAAAGAGCGGGAGTATAACGGCAAGATCTATTACGACGTGGACGCGGATGATGTTCAGCCCGGCGGGCTGGTGACGTTCCGCTGGCTGCAGCAGATGATCGACCTGATGGCACAGCCCGGCCCTCCGCCGGAACCTGCAGAACCGGCAGCAAACCCGGCAGATCTGCAGGGTGCGCAGATGTACCCCGGCGAAAGCCTTGCAGACTACGCGCCGCACAGCACTGACGCTCCGGAAGCGGCCCCTTCTGCTGAGTATGACCCCATCAACGATGATGCCGAAGACCTTCCGTTCTGATCTCGCAAGCTGTGCTATCTGGCTATACGGGCGTGCAAAGGAGGTGAAAGCAGTTGAAAGAGGAAGAGCAGAAAAGCATAGTCATTTACAAATCATGGAAAAAGCCGTTGCGGAAATTGTCTCTGGAGCAAAAAGGCAGGATTTTTGACGCGCTGCTTGATTTCCCCGATCCGCCGAATTTTGAGGACGACCAGAAGCTCGAAATGGCGTGGGATTTTATGTCCGAGGCGGTGGAATCAAATTCTAAAAAATGGAACGAAAAACGAGAAAAGAGAGCTGCCGCAGGGCGTAAAGGCGCAGAAGTTACAAACGGCAAGCGTCAGCAAAACGCGGCAAATCCGGCAAATGCCGACTTTGACGAGCAAAAACAGCAAAACGCGGCAAATCCGGCTGTAAATGTAAATGGTAATGGTAATGTAAATGGTAATGGTAATGTAAATGGTAATGGTATATCACCTAACGGTGGTGTATATAATAGCGCCACCCCCGCCGCCGTTGATGTAGAACTTTCTAAAATCGTCCAGCATTATCAGCAGGCCGTTGGGGACTTCCCACGCTCTGCGCTGGACAAGCTGCAGAAGTGGAGGCAGGAGTACAGCACAGAGATGATCCTGTTGGCGATTGACAAATCCACAGAAGCCGGAAAGCGCTCGTGGAGCTACATCAACGGCATATTGTCAGGCTGGAAACGGGACGGCCTGCGCACGCCGGGGGATGTGGAAGCCAACGAACAAAGCCGACAAGCCAGACCGCGAGGCAAGCAGCCAACCGAGACCGTAGACGACCAGCTTGCACGGGTGCTGGCGAAGATGGACAGAGAAAGAGGGTTTGAGACATGACGCGGGAAGACGTGGCAAAGCTGATTCGCATGAATTTTGTGCTGTACAAGCTGGGTTCCAAGCCGCTGACCGATAAGGAGATGCAGACCACCATTGATGTGTGGACGTACCAGTTTGGCGACTATGACGGCGATACTGTCAAGCGGGCTTTTCTGGCGGCGAACCGGGTATGCGTTTATCCGGTCACGGTTGCCGACATCTTCAAGCAGCTTTCCCAGTGTCTTGACCCGTCCGCTGAATGGGAAGCTCTGGCTGTAGCGGCACGCAAGGCACAGACATTTTTGAGCTGGCGCAAGTTCCCGATGGTGACCGGCATTGACGAAAAGGGCGGGCTGCTGCGTAGCGACGGGCAGAAAGAGCTGAAAGCCCTGTATGACCAACTTCCCCCGGCAGCAAAATCCTATGCCGGGAGCGTGGGAGGGCTTGCAGAGCTGGCTGAAATGCCGGACCTTACATACCGCCGTGCCGAGTTTTTGAAGCGGGCGCAGGCAGATATCACCACAGCCCCGCGTGAAGCTGCAAGGCTGCGGGCGAGCGAGCCGACAAGGAAGGAGCTCGGAAAAGAAAATCAGGAGGTGCAGACCGATGGTAAAACTTGAACCCTGCAAAGACTGCCCCGACCGGCACCCGGTATGCCACGACACATGCCCCAAGTACGCCGAGTTCAAGCGCCAGCGCGGCGCAGAAGCCGCTTACACCCGAGAGATGCTGGACACAGGCAAGGTCTACCACTACGACCACGAGGACCGCCACCGGGAACGTGGCCGAAAGAAGTACATTGGAGCGAACGGAGGAGCGGACAGATGAAAGTACTTATTGCCTGTGAAGAATCGCAGGAAGTGTGTAAGGCGTTTCGGGCAAAAGGCCACGAAGCCTACTCCTGCGATATTCAGGAGCCGTCCGGCGGGCATCCCGAGTGGCATATTCTCGGTGACTGCCTAAAGGCTATTGAGGGGGGGGCAGGTCGTGACCATGGACGGAATCGCGCATGATGTGCCCCGCTGGGATATGATTATCGCATTTGTCCCATGCACCAAGACAAGCAATGCAGGAGCACGTCACCTGTACAAGGGAGGAAAGCTCAATCTTTCCCGGTATTATGAGGGATTGTGCGGCAAGGCGCTTTTTCTTGCCGTGTGGGCAGCTGATTGCGAAAAAGTGGTGATTGAGAATCCTACCCCCAGCAAGATTTTTGATTATCCAAAGCCTACGCAGGCAATACAGCCCTACGAGTACGGACATCCATACAGCAAGAAAACGCTGCTGTGGGAGCGCGGTGTACCGCCGCTGCACCCGACAGACATCGTGGAGCCTACGGCAACATGGTGCCCGTCCGGTTCCTACTCGCACAAGCACAATGAGCAGCACAAGGGAATGTTTACCACTGACCGTGCAAAGAACCGGGCAAAAACTTTTACTGGCGTGGCAAAGGCCATGTCCGAACAGTGGGGGTAAAAAATGAAAACCGTGACGACATGATTGGAGGGAAACTATGAAAGCAGTCCTTTTGAGCATTCGGCCCAACTGGTGCAAGCTGATTTGGAGCGGGATGAAAACCGTAGAGGTGCGTAAGACCCGCCCGACGCTGAAAACGCCGTTCAAGGCGTACATCTACTGCACCGGTCACGATGGCTGGGTCATGAAATTGCCCAAGGCTGGCGTGCAGAAAATGGACAGCGAAGTGATCGGCGAGTTCACCTGCGACAAAATCGACAAGCTCGTCCACGTCGGAACGATGATGGACATAAACATTTTGACATCGGACGGGTGGTATAAACCGGCAGATGCACTGCTTCAAGCCGCCTGCCTGACCGAAGAAACCGTTAAAAAATATCTGCAAGGTCGTAATGGCTACGGCTGGCACATCTCTGACCTGAAGATTTATGACAAGCCCAGAGACCTTGATGAATTTTCAAGATTTGGTTTTTTGGGAATGGGCAGATCAAATTGTGTTTGCGGAAATCGGCGTTGTGAAAACTATGAACCGTCTTATCACTACATGATTCCACCGACTTGCAAAATCGACGGATGTTCCATTTGCCGCCCGCCTCAAAGCTGGTGCTACGTGGAGGACGGCAGATGAAATTAACCCTCTACGGCGACCCGCGCACAAAGAAAAACTCTGCACGCATTCTCAAAAGCCGCTCAGGCGGGCGCTTTGTGGCCCCTAGCAAGGCCTACGTGGATTATGAGACGGACTGCCTGCGGCAAATCAAAAGGCCGCGCAGCCCTATCTCTGCCCGTGTGAACGTGAGGTGCGTATACTACATGAAAACCGCCCGCCGGGTCGATCTGGCAAACCTCATCGAGGCGACCACGGACATTCTGGTGAAAGCCCGCGTGCTGGAGGACGACAACAGCCACATCGTTGCCGCCCACGATGGCAGCCGGGTGGGGCTTGACCGGGAGAAACCCCGGGTGGAAATTGAGATTGAAGAAATGGAGGACGAAAATGGCTGAATATCATGTTGGATGTGGGCTATTTGGAACCATCTATGCCGGAACGATGATGAAGCAGCGGAAAGATGGATTGCAGTTATGGAAAAGCAAGTCTGATGTGACCGACGAAGCAGTTTCCGCTGTTCTGACTCATTTTATTACTGAAATGGGAAATTCAGACAAAACAAAGCTCGAAAAGGTGTGGGGCGTTATCGGAAACAGGAAGCTAAAAGTCACTTTTGAGATTTTCGCTAGCAAGGAGGAAAACAATGACCCGCACATGGACACCTGACACCGACACACCAAAGCCTGACAGCGGCGTGGACTACCACGCCGTCAAGTCGTGGTTTAAGCAGCTTCGGACCATGGATGACCGAATTGACCGTATCCAGCTGGACATCCGGCAGGCGCATGACAAGGCCACGAAGTGCACCGCCAGCATGACCGGAATGCCCGGCGGATCCGGGCACGGAGACAAAATCGGGCTTTGTGCCGAAGAAACAGACGAAAACGAGCGCAAGATACAAGAGCTACAATCCGAGCTCGAAGTTTTGCGGATGGAAGCAAAGCGCCGAATCAAGTACATTGCGGGCACCAAAAGCAGTGACATGATGCAGGCATGCTTGTATGGCTACTACGTCCAGAACCAAAAGCAGGTCGTCGTGGCCCGCAGTCTTGGCCTGCCAAACGAAAACCGCGTTTCTTTGTATGTGCGGGATGGATGCAAGCAGCTTGCGCAGATTTGGCATCAATTTATGTAATTTTTTTACATGTTGTCGTTATTGTTGTTACATGTGAGATGTGGTAAAATTGGTATAAGCGGAACCGCCGAAAGCGGTGAGACGCTTGCCACGCAGCCTCCGAAACGTGTCCCTTCTTGGCATTTTCCTCTTCCTCCTTTCAAGCTTGCAGGTTTTTGCTCTCTCTTCACGTTTCGCGCTGCTTCTATGCGATACACTGAAACAAAGGCAGCCTGCCGCTCATGAGAGACAGGAGGCGGTTCGATTCCGCCGTATCGCACCGTATGGCGCATGGACTAGACAACCCGCAAGGCCGCACGTGCAACCTCCCGTGCCAAGAAAAGGCCTTAGAATCCTTGCCAAGGTGTAGCTTTCCTGACAGGATGTGCGCCAACCAACAGCCCCGGCGGCGAACCGGAGCTGTTTTTATATGGCCGCCTGAGCGCAGTTTGGAGCGCGGCGCGTGTGTGTAGACACGGCTGGTTCGATTCCAAGGGCGGCTTTTATACTCCGGTAGCTCAAGTGGTAGAGCAGCGGTCTCCAAAACCGCATGTTGCAGGTTCGAGCCCTGCCGGGAGTGCTTGCGTGCCCTATGAGGGGGCCGCGCAACAGCGGGGCATCCGGCCGCGAAAGTTCCGGATGCAGCAGCGCCCACCGTTTGACGCATGTCCAACGAACTGAATGCACGGGTGCTGCTTATATGCCGTCATAGCTCAACTGGCAGAGCGCCGCCCATTTAAGGCGGGACAACGTTGGTGACACCACGGGAACATCACTGCACAGCCAACCACTGCGCACATCCATTCCGTGGGTGCTGGTTCAAATCCGGCTGGCGGCACATTCGATATTTTGACCGTTCGGATTTCCGGGCGGTTTTTCTTTTGCATGGGTTTAGAGAGGTGGTGGCGGTGAGCGCGAAGCGGCTGACAGACAGACAAAAAAAGAAGATCATCGCTGACTATGTGCAGCTGCAGAGCTACGCCAGAACCGCAAAGCTGAACGACGTGGCAGAAAGCACCGTGCGGAAAATCGTGAAAGATAATCCCAAGTGCGCGGATTTGTGCGCCTTAAAAAAAGAGCAGAACACGCAGGACATGCTTTCCTACTTAGGTAGCAAGCGCGGGGAAGCACAGGATCTTCTCGGGCTGTACCTTCAGGCGATGGCAGACCCTGACAAGATCGCAGAGGCAACGCTGCCGCAGCTGTCCACGGCGTTTGGCACCATCGTGGACAAGTTTGCTGTGCTGGGAGACCAGAGCGGCATAGAAGCCCCGGACGATGGCCTGCTTGAGGCTCTGAGCGCTGCCGCAGACATCAGCCCGCCGGATGACGTGGAGATGCTGCCGGAGGAAGAGGACGACCATGCGGAAAAGTAACGGTTTTCGTTGGAAAGCCCTCAGCCAGCGGCAAAAGCAGGTCTTGAGCTGGTGGACACCGCAGAGCACATACAGCGGCTACAACGGCATCATTGCCGATGGAGCTATCCGCTCGGGCAAGACCTTTGCCATGAGCTTTTCTTTCGTCCAGTGGGCTATGACTTGCTACAGCGGCCAGCAGTTTGCCATGTGTGGCAAGACCATTGCCAGCTTCCGGCGCAACGTGCTGGGGACGCTCAAGCAACAGCTTGCAGCCCGTGGCTACAACGTCAAGGAGCATCGGGCAGAAAACTGCATGACCGTCAGCAAGGGCGGCAAAGCTAACGAGTTTTACTTTTTTGGCGGCAAGGACGAAAGCAGTCAGGACCTGATCCAGGGCATCACCCTTGCCGGGGTATTCTTCGACGAGGTGGCTCTGATGCCCCAGAGCTTCGTCAATCAGGCCACAGCCCGTTGCTCTGTCACCGGGTCAAAGTTCTGGTTCAACTGCAACCCGGGCAGCCCACAGCACTGGTTTTATCTCGAGTGGGTGCGGAAATGCCGTTCCCGAAAGGTGATGTATCTCCATTTCACGATGGACGACAACCTGTCACTTTCCGAGGACATCAAAGCCAGATACCGCAGCCAGTACAGCGGCGTTTTTTATCAGCGTTTCATTCTGGGCCTGTGGACGGTGGCCGAGGGTCTTGTTTATGACATGTTCGACCGCAAGAAGCACGTCGTTGATGAGCTGCCGGAGCTGTCACCAAAGAGCGCCTATGTGGCGTGCGACTTTGGCACCCAGAACGCAACGGTTTTTTTGCTGCTCCAGAAGCAGGCAGATGCAGACTGCTGGATCGTCACCCGGGAGTACTACTACAGCGGCCGCGAACAGAAGCGGCAAAAGACCGTGGGCGAGTACGTCACAGACCTCAAGGCGTGGCTGAATGGTCTCAAGCCGGAGAGGATCATCGTTGACCCCTCTGCCCTGCCCCTGATTACAGAGCTGCGCAAGAACGGCTTTACCCAGACCCCCGCAAACAACGACGTTCTGAGCGGCATTCTGGACGTGCAGACCATGCTGCAGACCGGGCGGTTGAAGATCTACAAAGACTGCAAGCACACGCTGGAAGAGTTTGGCGTGTACGCTTGGGATCCAGATAAAGACGACACCGTGCTGAAGGTCAACGACCACTGCATGGACGCTATCCGCTATTTCGTGCGCACAAAGCGCCTTGTAAAACTGAGGAATTGATTTTGAGCACTGTATACACATTCCAGACCTTTCAGCAGGCGCAAGCCGCCGGGGAACAGCCTGATTTCATCCGGCGGTTCGTGCAGCAGCACTGCAGTTCCGGACCGTACAAGATGGCGCTGGACGCAGACCTGTACGATGCCCAGAAAAACCCGGGAGCTGAGCGCTTCGCGCAGGCTTACGCTTTGATGCTGAAACGCCTGTCCAAAAACACAAAGCAGGATGTCCTGCACCCCGATATGGTCAAGAGCAATCTTTTCCGGCGGCTCAACAAGCAGCGGGCGACCTACTCCCTCGGCAACGGCGTAGTCTTTGCGGACGATGGCGTGGACAAGGACAGGCTGGGGCAGAACTTTGACGAGCAGATCCAGAAGGCCGGATATTTCGCCCTGATCCACGGTGAGAGCTTCGGATTCTGGAACAGCGACCATTTGGTGGTTTTCAAGCTGACAGAGTTCGCTCCCCTGTACGATGAAAAGACGGGCCTTTTGCAGGCAGGCGTGCGCTTCTGGAGGCTGAACCCGGACACGGATATGCACTACATCCTGTACGAGCTGGACGGCTTCACTGAGTACACGGAAAGCAAAATCGGCAATGTGATGCAGGAGACAACGCCGAAGCAGGCATACAAGAGCGTGACAGTCACCACACCCGGCGGCGGGCTGGAAAGCGTGGAGGGCGAAAACTACAGCGCTCTTCCCATTGTGCCGCTGTGGGGCTCCGACCTGCACCAGAGCACCCTTGTGGGCCTGAAAGCCTACATTGACAACACAGATCTGGTGATGTCCGGCTTCTGCAATGACTTGCAGGACTTTTCGCAGATCTACTGGCTGTGTGAGAACTTCAACGGCATGACCGATGACGAGCTGCAGGAGTTCCTCGTCAAGCTGAATTTGTACCACATTGCAGGCGCAGACACCAGCGAGGGCGGTAAGATCACCCCCTACACCACCGAGATTCCTGTGACGGCCCGGCAGGCTCTTTTGGAGCTGCTCCACACCCGGGTGTATGAGGACTTCGGCGGGCTGGACGTGCATTGTGTCAGCGCGGACAGCACCAACGACCATCTGGATGCGGCCTATGAACCGCTGAACCAGAACGCGGACGACTTCGAGGCTCAGGTCAAGCCGTTCATCCGGCAGATCTGCGCACTGGCTGGCTTTGACAACGCTATGCCGGCATTCAACCGAAGCAAGATCACCAACACGGCTGAGCAGGTCGCAACGGTGATTTCTGAGGCACCGATCATCGGGCAGGACATGGCAATCGATTTGCTGCCCAATCTGACCCCGGAACAAAAGGAGCAAGCCAAGGCCGCGCTGATGGCTGAGAGCGCAACACGGGAGACCGTGGACGACGAGGAGGAAGACACCGATGAAAAAAAACAGCAAAATTTATGATCCTCTTTATGATCCTCTGGGAAGATTGATTGATGTGATGCTTTTTGTCGCTGATTTTGCCATTGTGGCTGGGTGCTTTCTGGCCGTTGTGCAGGCGATTGGCTTATGACCGACCGTGACCGCATCTCTACCCGCCAGCTGAACCGCCTGCGCCGCCGTATCCTCCGGGTGTACGGCACTGCCCGCCGGGAGATGCAGGAGCAGCTGACCGAGTTTCTTGCAAAATATAAGCAACTGGACGAGCGCAAGCGGGCGCAGCTGGATGCAGGCGAGATCACCGAAGAGAATTACCGCATCTGGCTACAAAATCAGGTGTTTCAATCCGATTTGATGCACGCCAAGCTGGACGGCATCACCAAGACCTGCACCACAGCCCAAGAGACGGCCTACAAGCTTGCCCGGGACGAGCAATACAATATTTTTTCCTTTGGCGCAAACTGGACGTTCTACGAGCTGGAACAGGCCGCAGGCGTGACGTTCGGGCTGACCCTGTACAACACCGAAGCAGTCAAGCTCCTGCTGAAGGAGAACCCCCGCATGGTGCCCAACAAGCGCATCAAGAGCGAGAGCAACCGAACCTATGACGCCCGGGTGTTCAACCGCTACGTCATGCAGGGCATCGTGCAGGGCAAGAGCGTCCACGACATCGCCGTGCAGGCCGTCAACGGTATGGCTGATACAGAGATCCACTGGGCTATGAACAACGCCATCACGGCCCTTACCAGTGCCCAGAACGCCGGAGCTTTGCAGCAGATGCGCAACGCCCAGGCTTTGGGCATCGAGGTCAAAAAGCGGTGGAACTCCACCCACGACTACCGCACCCGTGAGATGCACCGCCTGCTTGACCAGCAGACGGCAGAGCTTGACGAGCCGTTCAAGGTCATGGGCTACGAGATTCAGCGCCCCGGAGACCCCAACGCAGCCCCGGAGATGGTTTACCACTGCCGCTGTGTGCTGTCCTCTGCACTGGGCAAGTACCCCCGGCAGAACGCCATGCAGCGGGACAATGTGACCAAAGAGACCGCCCCCGTCATGGATTACACCGAGTGGTATAAATCCAAGGGCGGAAAGGAAAAAGAGCAAATGTGGTGGGCAGAAGAGCGAAAACGCAGAAAGGAGGCTGCAAAGCATGGATGAGAAGAAGCCTTGCAAATTTTGCGAGAGGCTTGCGTGGTGGAAGAAAAATTCCCCCAAAGGGGAAAACGACCTTTACACCACGTTTCAAGTCAGTCTTATCACAAAAACGCACAGGAAAGGCGCAGGCGTGTGCGGTACGGTAACGCATCGTGCCGGACAGCTGAATTTCTGCCCTGAGTGCGGTCGCATCTTAAAGAAAAAGCGAGAACCGAGGGATAAGCCGTGAACTTTAACTACAACATCAAATTCACCGACAACACCCCGCAGCTGCATGAAGCTCTGGACTCTTGGGCAGAGCGGGTGCTGACCATCTGGGGCATGAAGGTACAGGACTACGCCCAGCTGCTTGTGCCTACTGGCACGGCAGACAGCACGGGCATTGAGGGCTATGTGGGCGGTGCGCTCAAGCAGAGCCTGACCTTTGCCCTCGACCTCGCAAAAAAGACCGTGACTATCGGCAGCAACCTGTTTTACAGCGTCTATGTGGAGCTGGGCACGGGCGTTCACGCCACAAACGGCAACGGGCGCAAAACGCCGTGGGTCTGGAAGGACTTCAACGGCAAGTGGCACTTTACCCGGGGCATGGCACCCCGTCCGTTCCTCCGCCCGGCGGTGGAAGAACACATTGACGAGCTGCGAGAGATCGCCGTGGAAGAAGCGGAGAAGGGAGAATAACATGACAGAAAAAGAGAGACTTGAAGATTTGCTCACAATGCATTGTTTTCTCAAAGAAAGAGGACTTGCTATTGCAGAACAGGCAGAAAAAGATATTGAGGAAACCAAAAAGAAGCTCTTAACAATCGAGAGCTGCGGAGAAAAAGAAGTGCTGAGGAAAAAGTTTTTAGAGGAAGGAAAAGAAGCCACTAAAAACTTGCAAGCCCTTTGCGATTTGGTTTATGGCGAGGGTAGAGCAAAGGTTGAGATAACGGTATCGGTTTACGCGGATAAGCCGATATTCAGCAAAGAAGAGGTAGCTGTTATCAAAGAATGCTTGGATTTTCGCAAAGGAGAATAAACATGAAAAAGTTTTTTGCAGCAATTACGCTTTTGGCAGTGTTGCTTCTATGCGGCTGCTCTGAGGCAGACAAGGCGAACGCCAACATCTCAAAGCAGGCCGACTATTTTGAGAGCGAACGCAAGATCACCGTCTACAACGCCCGCACGGACAAGGTCATCATGGAGGCCGAGGGCTATATGTCCATTTCCAACAACTCGAACAACGAGCTGGTCTGCACTGTAAAAATCGGCCCGGACACCTACCGCAAGAATTACATCTACCTGAACGACTACACCATGTATGTGGTGGAGGACATCACCGGCACCCATACCGACCCCTACCACTACAAGCTCTATTTCCACACCGACATCCTGCCCAGTGTGGAAACAAGGCCGTAAAATTTAATACTCAGCGGTTGGCGCACAGCGTCAGCCGCTTTTTTATGCCGCTTTAGCTCAGGATGGCAGAGCGCCGGATTTGTAATCCGGGGGCCGTGGGTTCAAGCCCCGCAGGCGGCACCACACCGGCAGCACGTCCGGCAAATAACTTATTGCCAAGCATGGCAGCCCGAGCAAGGGCAGAAAGGACTATTACATGGCACTCAAAAGAGCTGACATCCGCACGATTCTGGAGAACCCCGAAACCTCCAACGATGACAAGGCCAAAGCCATTCTGGACGCCCTGCACAAGGAGACGGACGAACTCAAGGACCAGCTGGATGCAGAAAAAACAGCCCGCGCACAAGCCGAGAAAGACCGTGACGCAGCCAATGGCGGCAAGCAGGCCGCTGAACAGGCACTGACCGACTACAAGGCCCAGCAGACCCAGAAAGACACCCACGCAGCCAAGGAAGCCAAGTTCCGGGAGCTGCTGAAGTCCGCCGGGGTGCTTGACAAGTATGCTGATCGGGTCGTGCGGCTGTCTGGCGAGGATATCGACAAGCTGGAGCTGGACGAAAAGGGCGAGGTCAAGGATGCCAAGAAGCACGCCGACAGCCTGAAAGCCGATTGGAGCGACTTCGTAGGCACCACGACTACCACCGGCGCAAAGGTGGACACCCCGCCCACCAACACCGGCTCCAAAATGACCAAAGACCAAATTTTTGCAATCAAGGACGCTGGCGAACGCCAGGCCGCGATTGCAGCAAATGCCGACCTGTTTACAGGCGGCGGAAAGGACTAACACATGGCAGCAAAGACCAATCTGATCACCACTACCGAGATCACCGTCAACCCCCGGGAAATCGACTTTGTGACACGCTTCCAGCGCAACTGGGAGCACCTGCGGGAGATCATGGGCATCATGCGTCCCATCCGGATGCAGCCCGGCACCGTGCTGAAAAGCAAGTACGCCCAGGGCACCCTGCAGAGCGGCACCGTGGCAGAGGGCGAGGAGATTCCCTACAGCCAGTACACCGTCAAGGAGAAGGACTACGGCAAGATCACAATCGAAAAGTACGCCAAGGCCGTCTCCCTGGAGGCAATCCAGAACTATGGCTATGATGTGGCCGTGCAGAAGACCGATGACGAGTTCCTGTTCGACCTGACCGCAAAGGTCACGGACAAGTTCTACAAGTACCTGAACACCGGCAGCCTGAAAGGCACCCCCAAGACCTTCCAGATGGCTCTGGCCATGGCAAAGGGCAGTGTGGAGAACAAGTTCAAGAATATGCACCGCACCGTTACCGGCGTTGTGGGCTTTGCCAACGTCCTGGACGTGGCGGAGTACCTGGGCACCGCCCAGATCACCATCCAGAACCAGTACGGCTTCCAGTACATCAAGGATTTCATGGGTTACAACACCATCTTCCTGCTGTCTGACGGCGAGATCGCAAAGGGCAAGGTCATCGCCACCCCCGTGGACAACATCGTGATGTACTACGTTGACCCCTCCGACAGCGACTACGCCAAGGCTGGGCTGGTGTACACCACCGCAGGCGAGGCCAGCAACCTGATTGGCTTCCACACCCAGGGCAACTACACCACCGCCGTCTCTGAGAGCTTCGCCATCACCGGCGTGACCCTGTTTGCTGAGTACCTGGACGGCATCTCTGTCCAGACTATCACTCCGGGCGAGTAATCGCCCTTTTTGAGTAGGAGGCATCCAATGACCGTCCCAGAGCTGTGCGTTTACACGCACAATTTTTTTGACCGGGCGGACGACCCCATTGCCGGGGAGTTTGCCTTTGAGCCGGACACTGTGCCCGTCGGGGTAGTGCCGGGACAGTATTTCCTCGTGTGCGGATCCATCTTCAATGACGGCGTGCACAAGGCCGGGGACGGTGACCTGACCGCCGAGACCTTCACCGGCACGGTGCAGCCCATGCGCGTGCCGCCTGACTTCGTGGCGCTGGCTGAAAAAATCGACGCATACGACAAGGCACTCCCGTCCGGCGGCGTGTATGTGTCCCAGTCCTTTGCCGGGTGGTCCGGCACGATGGCTACAGGCACGGACGGTCTGCCTGCAGACGGCAAGACCCGCTATAAATCCGAGATCAATCAGTGGAGGAAGATGTGACATGGTCAACGCGTTCACTGCATCCACCGTGATGCAGAGCTTTACCCAAAAATACCGTTTTCAGACCCGCAGCTATGAGCCGGACGGCGTGGGCGGCTTTGTTTCCGGCTGGAAGGACGGCCCCGAGTTTGAGGCCGTGGAGCGCCACGACACCACCGTGGAAGCTCAGGTGGCAGAGCAGGCCGACACGGCATCCACCTATACCCTGCTGGTCAACACCGGTGTGCCGCTGGCTTTCCCGGACTACATCAAGCGGGTGAGCGACGGGCAGACCTTCCAGATCACCAGCACAGCAGACGAAAGCAAAGCCCCGCCGGAATCCGGCATGGGGCTGCGGGCCGTCAAGTGCAAAAAGGCGGTGCTGCCGTAATGGGGCCGTCTGAGAGCATCAACCGGGCACTGAACACGTTTTTCAACGGCTTTGGAATCCCGGGCTATCTGGAAGATAACATCCCTCCTGCCGCTTCACTGCCCTATCTGACCTACAAGCCCACCATCCCCGGCGGGTGGAATGAAACGGCATCCTTCCACGCCCGGCTGTGGTACCCCAGTAAGGGCGGCAGAGCCCCCATCCTGCAAACCGAGGATACGATCAGCGCGGCTCTCGAGGACAGCACAACGCTTTCCTGCGAGGGCGGCGCTATTCTTTTGCAAAAAGGCACCCCATGGGCACAGCCTCTTGACAACCCGCCCGAAGGGTATCTGTGCGAATATCTCAATTTTGAAATCACGCAATTTTGCGAGTAAGGAGCAATATGGCAAGAAAGTTTACCAAGATCAGCGCAAAAGCATTCGAGTCCATGCAGATCAATGCCGGTGTCGTGCTGAACAAATTTGACCCGTCCGGCACGACCGAGATCCAGGACGCAGACATCATCTGCGCCACCTCCGGCGGCGTGACGGCAGAGTGCAAGCCCAACATCACCGACCTTGGCGATGATGTGGACAACTGCCAGAAAAACACCGCAGAGCTGATGCAGATTGAGGACTACGACTGCACGCTGGCCTTTACGGCCCTGAACGTCACAACGGACGTCATCAAGCTGGCGCTGGGCGCTGCGGATGTGAGCGACAAGAAAGTCACGCCCCGCATGACGCTGGATTCCACCGCCAGCACCGGCGACTTCAAGGACATCTGGTGGGTGGGCGATACCATCGACGGCGGCTTTGTGGCCGTCAGGCTGATGAACGCACTCTCCACCGGCGGCCTGTCTCTCAAGACAACCGACAAGGGCAAGGGCAATCTGTCCGTCACCCTGACTGGCTGCCCCCGTATGGGTGACGACACCGTGCCTATGGAGTGGTACTACAGCCCCAAGGCCGCAGCATAAGGAGGAAACCGCATGAAATTTTTGACAGAGCTGCCCGATGAAGAGTTCCTGCGCCACTGCTGGCAGATCGCCGATGTGGCAGAGGAGGTCTTGGAAAAATCCAAGATCATGGAGCTGCGCAAGGTTCTGCCGGTCCTGACCGGCGAGGAAACGCCGGAGGAGCTGGAACAGAAGAAGAAGGAGCAGGCAAAAAAGAACATTCAGGCTATGGCAAAAAGCTTGCTGTTCGACAATGCCGCTGCCACTGCAAAGCTGCTTCCGCTGCTCTATGAGCCGGACGTGGATGAAAACGGGGTGGTTGAAAACATTGGCCCGTTCAAGAAGATGCGCGCGGTGAAAGAGCTGCTGAACAACGATGATGTGCTGGATTTTTTGCTCTGGTGTCTGCCGTTGGTGCTGGCGGGTACAGACGCCTGATTTCTTCCATCAGCCCGGACGCACTGCGGCTGTTTGGCAGGCCGTACATTTTGCAGCACTGCTTGAACGCTTTGCGGCAAGAGCGCATCACACTCAGCTATCAGGCGTACATGACGGACGCTCTGGCGCACCTTATAGGCGCGGAAGAGCGGTGGTACGACATGGTGGCCGGGCTTGTGGAAAACCGCCCACAGCCGCCGCAGCCGTCCGCTGATGAAGTGATAGCACGCATTAAAAATGGCTTGAACGGGGGTGATGAAGCCTGAAAATTTTTGAATTGAGCGCCACCCTCGGGCTGGACGACAGTGCCTACCGGCAGGGCATCCAGAATGTACAATCCGAAACGAAAAAAACCGTTTCTTCGCTGTCAGGAGAGTACAGCAAGGCCGCAAAGGCCGTAGTGGAGCTGACCAGACGTTACAACGAATCGGTGGGCAAGACCGGCAAAGCGTCCTCTGAAACCAAAAATCTCAAGACCATGTTGGCACAGGCAGAAGCGCAGCTCAGGGCAACCACGACCGCGTTGAAAGCTGCAAACAACGGCATGGATGGCTTTGCCAGCTCCACGGATAAAGCGTCCAGCAAGTCTCTGGCCGGTGCCATTGCGCAGGGCACGGTCATGGCGGGCATTTTCTCGAAGCTCGGCTCCGCTGCACTCAGCGCCGCAGAGGGGTTCATCTCTTCCGGCATCGAGTACAACGCCCAGATCGAGAAATACACCACCGGCTTTACCAATATGCTGGGCAGCGCGGAAGCCGCCCAGCAGGTCATGAGCCAGATCCAGGAAGACGCGGCAAAAACCCCGTTTGATGTCGAGTCACTGACAAAGGCGAACCAGTACTTGATCTCTGCAGGCGAGAACGCTTCCTATGCCCGCAGTACCATCATGGCACTGGGCGACGCGGTCTCCGCGACCGGTGGCGGCAACGACGAGCTGAACCGTATGTCCCAGAACTTGCAGCAGATCGCCAACACCGGCAAGGCTACCGCGGCCGATATCAAGCAGTTTGCTTATGCCGGCATCGACGTGTACGGCATTCTTGCCGACTACACAGGCAAGTCCACCACCGAAGTGCAGAAGATGACCATCAGTTATGATCTGCTGACGCAGGCTTTGCAGGCCGCATCTGAAGAGGGCGGGCGTTACTACAACAGCATGGACACCCAGAGCCAGACCATGAATGGCCGCATTTCCACCTTGAAGGACAACGTGAGTCAGCTGGCCGGATTGCTGACCGGCGATTTATCCAGCGGCATCGGCGTTGTAATCGGCAATCTGAACGACATGCTCGTCGCAGCACAGGAAGCTTACAAAACGGACGGCTGGATTGGTCTCGCAGGCGCGATCACCGGCCTGACGGAGCCTATCAGCACGGCAAAAAACGCTCTCAAGGACTTCGCGAGCAAAGCCACCACATGGCTGGATCAGCTGAGCTATAAACTCAACCGCTTTCTCGGAAAAGCCGCCACAGCAGACTTTGATACCTACGAAGAGTACGCGGATGCAAATAACCGGCAGAGCAACAAAGACCGTTTACGGCAAAATGCCAAAAAAGGCATCGGCATCAGCAACAAGAGCTGGTCGGAGCGTCAGGCAGAATTGGCAGCAGCAGCCGGAGACGGCAGCAGCTCCATTACAACCAGCCCGTCTGGTTCTTCCACTGGCAAAAGATCCAGATCCTCCGGCTCCAAGTCCACCACCGAAACGGTCATTTCGTCCATCTCCAGCACGGCTACCACCACCGCACAGAATGCGCTGGGCACTGTGACCACCAGCATCCAGACTCTTACCGAGAAGGTCAAGGACAGCGCGGGCAAGATCAAAGACCGCATCACCGAGACCACCACCACGACCGGCAAGGAGATGGTGAACGGTGTTGCCACGACCTTTAAGCAGGTCGAGACCAAAGTCAACGGCACGGTCACAAAGGTCACAAAGACCTATGATGACATGTCAAAAACGCTGCTGGGCACCTTTACCAACATTTCTGAAACCACCGTTGACGGCATCACCACAAAGGTGCAGCAGGCGGTGGAAAAGTACGCGGACGGCAGCGAGCATATCAAGAAGACCGTCACAGAGACCGGCCAGCGCATCGGCGAGAACGGCGCGGAGACCTACGAGAAGATCATCACCTACATCGACGGCGTTCAAGACAAGGTGACGGAGACCTCCAACCTCATTGACAAGAGCGTGAAGGGCACCCAAAACCGCATTGACCAGCAGCTGAGCGAAGCTTCCGGCCAGCTGGATAAGGGCATTTTCGGGCTGGTAAAAAGCGCCTTTAGTGATGCCAAAAACGGTGACTGGGCAAGTCTTGGGCTGGATTTTGTCAATCTGATCTGGGGCGAAGTGTCGCAGGGGCAGCGTGACGCGATCTCTAAGTGGCTTACGGACGCACTGACCGCGGTCAATGAGGGCTACTTCAGCGGTGGCATCGGAAAGGCATTTGATATCTTCCAGAAGCTTTTTTCTGACGGCGGGGTAAAATCCGATATCGACGGTGTGACCAATTCGGTCAAGGCTTTTGGCGAGATCATCGACGGTCTTGCAAAGTCCGGCGGCGTGGGCGGAGCACTAGGCAACATCGTCCAGAGCTTTTCCGGCATGGCAGGCGGCATCACGTCTGCGCTTGGCACTATTGTGTCTTTCGTTGCAGCAAATCCTATTCTTGCCCTGATCCTGGGCGTGGGCGCAGTCGCTGGCGGCATTGGCCTTGCCATGTGGATGGACAAGAAGAATAATCAGAAGCCTGTCAGCCACTACCAGAGTCCCTTTGACAAAACCGGCGTGTATGACAGTCTGGGCACCTTCTCCACCCGTGCGGCCCTGCAGTACCGCGTTACCGGCCAGCAGTCCATTGTTGACCGGCAGACCAGCATTCTGGAACGCATTGAAGGAATGCTGGACGAGCATCTGCCCGACATCGGCAAGGGTCAGGTGGTCATGGATTCCGGCGAGCTGGTGGGTGTGCTGTCGCCCCGCATGGCGACCAACGTAGATGCACGCATCGGCGTGACAGTGGAACGGAAAGCGAGGGGTGTGTAATGGCAAAGCTTCTGGGGGCAAAAATCGGCAATTTTCACACCCTGACAGATTGGGGGCTGTACCTCAAGGTAGGCAGCCCTAAAATCGGCGCGGCAGAACCGGAAGAATACCTTGTGCAGGTCACCGGATCTGATTCACTGCTGAACCTGACCACATGGGACGATGGCAAGGTGCACTATAAAAAGCGCACCATCACCATGGAGCTGCTCTGCAACGCGCCAAAAAGCAAGTGGCCCAGCATCGAAAGCACCATCGCCAATGCCATTCATGGCAAGTGGCTACAGTGCCGCTTTGATGAAGACCCGGCGTGGTACTGGGAAGGGCTTTGGAAAGTCACACCCTCCCGCGACCGGCTTTCCAGCACCTTTACCATCACCGGCACCTGCAACCCCTTCAAGCGCAGCGTCTACGACGGCACCAACGACTGGCTGTGGGATGACTTCAACTTTGAAACGGACATCGTGCGCAACTACACGAATATCCCGCTCAAGGCGGGCGAGGACAAAGAGGTGTCCATCACCGGTGCACCGCGTGCGGCCGGCATCTACTTCCAGCGCAGCGAGACCGCCGCAAACATCGCGGTGTCTCTCAATGGCTTTGAGGTGGGCATTCTGGCCAAGTCCACCGACTGGCAGTATATCGAGGGGCTTACTATGCCGGATGGTGTAGTGGGCACCCTCGTTTTTGCTGCATCGGCAGACTGCAGCATCAGCATCAAGTATTTGGGGGCAAGCCTATGAGCTATAAAGTTTATGCTGGTGTGCAGACGGATGTAGACACATGGAAAACTAGGGTCTGTATCCACGATATCAGCGATATTACCGACACGAAAAAGCTCATCAGCCCCACGCTGACCCGCGAATTGGGTAAAGCTGGCTCTTTTGAGTTTACCATGCCGCTGGGCAATGTGGCACACTCTGCGCTGCAAAAGTTGCGCACTACTGTAGAGGTGGAACAGGACGGCGTTTCCATCTGGCAAGGCCGTCCTATGAGCCATGAGCAGGATTTTTTGATGCGTCAGAAAATCTACTGCGAAGGAGAGCTTGCGTATCTGAATGATAGCGGTCTTGCGCCGTACGCTGCAAAAAATGTGAGCTTTTCGCAGTTTTTGGAATGGATCTGCGATAACCACAACGGAATGGTAGATGCATACAAAGCTTTTACTCCCGGCAATGTGCAAATGGACATTCCCATGATCGTGCCCTATATCGACGGCATCAAAGTCGTGCAGGTGGGTTACAGCTACGATTCTAATGATGGAGATTACATTTACCATTGGGGAATTGTAGATCCCGTGGATGGAAAGACGAATATTTTCTATGAGGAAACAGAGATCAACAAAGCTTCCTGCCTGAGCTGGGAAATCGATGAAGAGCACATTGCGGAAGGTCGCATTATTTCACGGATTGGAAGCAACAATTTCCGCGTGCGTCTGTTTGCAGCCTATGTAAAGGGCAAAACGTACGCTGCAAAGGTCGAAGTGAAAAAAGCCGAAATCGTCTGCGGTACTTGCAACAAGAATTTTGGCACGTACTCCATTTATAACGTTGAGCAGGCATCTGAATCCAAGACCTTTAAGATCACCGAGCAAAACGGGAAATACATCCTTGCTATCAACGGCAAGACGGATCCCCGCTTTTTGTTTGATGTGAAGGAACCTACATACAGCTTTGGCGATGGAAAAAACTATGGCGTTACATGGGACATCTTGCAGAGTGAGCTGGTGGAAAAGTACGGCGGATATCTGGTGCTGCGCCATGCAGAAGATCCTGACGGAAAACCGCGCCGGTATCTGGACTATCTGCAGGCGATCACCGATAAAAACAGCCAGACGGTGGCTTTTGGAACAAACCTGCTGGATTTGACCAACAACGTCAAAGCAGAGGACATCTACACGCGGGTGATCGCGGTAGGTGCCAAAAAGATAACATGGCTTGTTTTTTCGTGGGGTGAGACCATCACAGAAACCGCAAACGATCTGGCCGCGCAAAAGCTTTTTGGCATCATCACAAAAGTGATCTTTATTGAAGGCATCGAAAGCACGCCGCAGTCTTTGCTGGATGCGGCAGAGGAAGAACTTTCCAAAAATCTGCGCTATCTGAACGGCATGACAGTCAAAGCGGTCGATCTGAAAGACGCTGATATTGATGTCAACCGCATTGCAATTGGAAAGCAAACGCACATTTTCTCTGCACCGCATGGTGTAGATACCTGGTTGCTGTGTTCCAAGCTTGTTGAGCCGTTGGATTCGCCGGATAAAAAGGAGTTTACATTTGGCACTGAGTTTTCCAGCATCAGCGACCTGCAGGCTTTGAGTGCACGCAAAGCGTCCGATGCTTACGATTTGAGTCGATCGCTCAAAGGGTACATGTCAGGCTAATAAGACAGGAGGTGTTTTATGGATAAAACTTTTGATGAAGCCATTGCGGGAATCCGTAAGGCTGAGCGCGGCGTGGAAGTCCGTGAGGACATCGCACAGGGCATGGAGTACGTCAAGCAGTACGCCGAGGAAGTGACAGGCCAGCAGCAGGCCGCCCTGCAGGCTGCTCAGACCGCCGCCAGAGCAGCCAGCACCGCGACGAAAAAGGCCGCAGCAGCTGCAGAGAGCGAAAGCGCCGCCCGGACCTCCGCCGCCGAAGCAGCCCAAAGCGAACGGTCAGCGTCCGCAGACGCAAAGAGCGCGGGAAGCTCTGCCGCTTCTGCCAAAGCTGAAGCGGACAGGGCTGCGGCCATCGTGAGCACCGATAAGACGCTAAGCGTCGAGGGCGCTCCGGCTGACGCAAAGGCTGTTGGCGATGCGCTGAAAGGCATCAAGCTCCCTATTGCCACCGCCACCACGCTGGGCGGCGTGAAGGTGGGCAGCGGTCTGACGGTCGATGCGGACGGAACACTTTCTGCGGACAGCGCTTTGGCTGCCTACCCCGTGGGCAGTATTTTTCAAACAGTCAGCACTACCAGCCCTGCCGCCCTGTTTGGCGGCACATGGGAGCAGATCGCATCGGAGCGCG